TTTTTTTTTTCAAGCAGAAGACGGCATACGAGATCTAGTACGGTCTCGTGGGCTCGGAGATGTGTATAAGAGACAGGATTATACGAAGATCCAAAAGAAAAAAAATATGGTGAACCAGAAATATATAATATAAGTCCTGATGGTGGAGGAATGCCTTTTGATGTACATGAAACAAGAGTATTAAGATTTGATGGTGCCATATTACCTGATTGTCAAAGAATAGAAAACGAATACTGGGGAGATTCAGTATATCAATCTTATTATCAAAGATTGAAAGGTATAGGAAATACCTATATCAATATTGAAACAATTATAGAAGAATTTATAATAGGAGTTTTACATATAGAGAATTTACCAAATTTACTACAATCTGGACAAGGTAGTGATGTTTTAAATCGTTTAAATTATATAGATATGTCTAAACATATTATAAATTCTATATTACTTGATAAAGAGGAAATATTTGAAAGGATATCGGCTACGGTATCAGGTATTGATGAATTAATAACAAAATTAGAGAGTAGTCTATCTGCTGTTACTGGTATACCAGTAACAAGATTGTACGGTCAATCCCCTAAAGGCCTTAACGCTTCAGGTCAAGAAAATGCACAAATAAAACAATACTATGATATGATTGAAGCAAAGAATGAGGATGATATATTGGATCAAATAGAAAGATTTAATTATCTACTCATGTTGTCGAAAAATGGCCCAACAAAAGGTGTATATTATGATGATTGGAAAGTAGAATTTCCTCCTCTATATACTCCTACCGAAAAAGAAACAGCAGAAATTAAAAAACTTAATGCAGAAACTTCTAAAATTGAAATTGAATCAGGTATTTTATTTCCAGGAGAAGTAGCTAATTGTCGTTATGCTGGGATTGAATATAATAATGATATAAAAATATCAGATTCTCATATTAAAATGATTGAATCAGAAGAGAAAGTAATAACTGAAGCCGCTAAAAATGGAGTATTCTCTATCCAGAGTGAAGAAGATAGAAACAAAAAAAAAGAAGAGGATATAAATAATAAAGAAAAGGGTGAATAATGAAAAGGTTTACAATTGGTACATCTATTTTAAATTCTCATCAAATAAAGAAAAAGATATCTAATAAAAAAATTCCTATATGGAGATATCCTAATCAGATAGAACGTGATTATTTAGTTAATCTTATATTATTAGTAAAGCAATGGAAAAATCAAATGATTAACTATATTTTCCCTTATATTGATGAGCTTAATAATGAATCATCTATTCAAAGACCTACTGAAGCGAATAAAGTGAAATCAGATTCTATAAATATTGATGATTGGTCAGATAAGTTAGATGATTTAATAAAAGCTTATAGTATTCAAGTTAATCTTAACGAAGTAAAAGCTACTCAACAATTAAATTTTACAGCTCATGAGGTTTCTAATTTCAATGTTAATCAATGGTTCAAAGTAACAAATAGTATACTTGGTGTTCCTCTTATTCAATATGAGCCATATATTGAAAGTATTATTAAAAGTTTTACAAAAGAAAATATATCTTTAATTACAAACTTAAAAGATACTACTGTACAACAAGTAGATACTACTATAAATAGAGGAATAAAGCAAGGTCTTAGAAATGAAACAATAAAAAAGAAATTATTAAATGGCACAGATTTAGAGAAAGGAGTATTTAAAAAAGTAGAAACAAGAGCAGCTTTAATAGCACGTGATCAGGTAGGAAAGCTTAACGGACAATTAACACAATTAAGGCAAACTGGGGTAGGTATATCTCAGTATATTTGGAGGGATGTAAATGATGAAAGAGTAAGAAAAAAACATAACGCTATGGGTGGTAGATTATGTAAATGGAGTGATTCATCAGTATATAGTCCTGATGATGGTAAAACTTGGTATCAAAGAGGTAATATAGGAGGAGTAGAATTACATCCAGGTCAAGATTATAGGTGTAGATGTTACGCTGAACCGAATTTTGAAACAATCGGTTTAGATAATAGATAATAGATAATATATAATAAAAATGGAGGCAATGATTGAAAGATAATAACCGAAAAAAGCATATGTTAGAGATTGAAAATGCTGTTTCTGATTATATAGATTCAGAATCAGAATACCATAATAAACCATTTAAAGGACAAATAATTGTAAAAATTAATTGCGTAAATGGTTATATAGCAAATACTTCTATTTATATTTCTAAAAAAGGAAATAAAAAAGTTGATTTTCCTAAAAAAATGAATTAGATTAATAAGTAACAGTATAAAGAAAAATGTTGGTTTCGGAGTTAGCTATAAAGCCCGTTATTATGAAAATTATAATAACGGGCTTTTTTTTTTGGAGATTTAAATGATAAAAAAACTTTACAAAAATGATTCCTCACAAACAATAACCACAGAACGTATTGACTATGTACAAAAGAAAATAGGAAGTATGAAGAGAACAGATGAAGGTTTTCTCCAGGGTAATGCAGCAATCGCTAAAACAGGTATTCTTACTTATGCATTAAAAGATGGATCTACCAGAAGAGAATTAGTAACAGAGGATACTCTTTTCTCTGAGGAAAGCATGAATTCATTAAAATTGAAACCTGTAACTAATCAGCATCCTAAAGAAAGAATGCTTAATAGTAGAACAGTTAAAAAAAGAAAAGTAGGTATGACCGGAGAAAACATTGAAAAAGATGGTGAATTCCTCACCACAAGTCTTGTGATTACAGATAATGACGCAATAAAAGATATAGAAGGTGGGACTACTGAACTTTCTCCAGGGTATAAAGTTGATTTACTTTTAGAAAGTGGAGAATTTAACGGTGAAAAATATGACGCAATACAATTAAATAGGAAATATAATCATATTGCTACATGTGATAAAGCAAGAGGGGGAAGTGATTTAAAATTACATCTTGATGATAAATCAAGATTTGATGGTTTTGAAGTTGATATAGAACATATGAAAAATAAACAAAATAATGACCTAAATGTAAAAGGAGTTAAAGAAATGCCAAAAATTAAAATCAATAATATTGATTATGATGCAGCTCAGGAAGTTATTAATTACATTGAATCGTTAAGAAATGATTCTACTTCATTAAAAAAAGAAAATGAATCCTTACAATCAAAACATGATAAAGTACTTGGAGAAAACGATTCATTAAAAGAGGATCATAAAAAATTAGAAGATTCTATTCCTTCTCTTATTTCTGAAGGTGTCAAGGAAAAAGTAGCTATTGATACTGCTTGTAAAAGTGTTTTATCGGAGGAAGAGATTAAAAATCTTGATGGTAAATCTAATGATGATATTAAAAAAGCTATCATTTTAAAGAAATATCCAGAATCTAAACTTGATGATAAAAGTTCAGCATACATTGAGGGGAGATTTGATTCAGTAGTTGAATCTATTAATACTGATAAAGCTGATGATAAAATCAACAATCAAAGAAAAACAGTTAATCAAAATAATTATAAAGCTGACAATAAATCAAATGATGATCCATATGAAAAGATGGTGAAACGTGATTCTGAAAGATGGAAAGAAGATCCTAATGAGCTAAAATAGTTAACCAGTTGGGTAATTAAATAAACTTAAATATAAATAAATTTTACTTAAGGAGAAATAGAAAATGCCTCAATTAAATTATAACATGAAACCAGCAAGAGGTTTCAAAGGAATGAAAGCTGATGCACGTTTTGATCATGTAGAAGGTAGTCTTTTAGCTGCTGAGGCTATCGAAATAGGAAAAGGAGTAGTTAGAAAGATTGCTGTTAGTGCGTCAGGTCTACCCGCATATAATCAAGGTAATATAGTATTTGATGCTGACCTAATTACAGGTAATACTATTGATCTTAAAATTAATGGTACATCAATTTCACAGGTTACTTATGCTACTTCTCATGCGAATACCATGGCGTTAATTATTGCACAAATAATTTTAAATGCTGATGTTCTTACCGCTGCTCTTGATCCAGCAGATACTGATAGTAGAACAATAAGGGTAACATTTGTTGATGGTGCAAATATTAACATTACTGAAATTACTGTAGCTGCTGGAGCAAGTCAAGCTGATGGTGTGTACTTCAAAGGTGATACTGATAACGTTTATGGTTTAGATGATTTAGTAAGACTTCCAGCATTTAATCAAGGTTCTTTAGTTTTTGATGCTGATCTTGTAACAAGTAATACTATTGATATGGATGTTAATGGCACAGCTATGTCTCAAGTAACGTTTGCAACCTCACATTTAAATACAATGGGATTAATAATTACAGCTCTTGAAGCTATGGATGATGTTCAAAGCGCTGCTCTTGATGCTACTGATACTAATAATAGAACTATTATTATCACTGGTGTAGATGATACAGATATTGCAGTAACAAGTATTGTAGTAGCTGCTGGAGCAAGTCAAGCGAATGGAGCATATACAAAAGGTACAAGAGATGTACTTTATGGTATTGCTTTACATAGTTTCAGTCTGATAGCTGATTCGGATGGGGTAGTTTCATATGCAATTAATGATCCTGTTAACATTTTACGTCAAGGAGCTGTTTATGTTTATTCAGAAACTGCAGTTTTAAGTAGTGATACTGTATATTGTCGTCACGAAGTAGGTGGAAATGGTGATCTTGTCGGACAATTCAGAAATGATTCAGATAGTGGTAAATGTTTTGCCGTTACCGGAGCTAAATTCAAAGAGAGTACCACTGCTCCAGGGATTGTAAAAGTAGAAATCAATTTTCCTTAATAATAACAGATAATAAATAATAACAATAATATCAATTACAAAACAGATTGGAGAATAGAAAAATGCCAGGAATTGTAATAAGATCAGAAAACCTTGACGCTAATGAAGCGTTATTTTTCGCAAGGGAGCTTGAACATATCAAGACACAAATTTACGATATTCAGTATCCTGAGTACATTATTAAATCGTTAGTTCCTGTTGATACTTCAGCAGGTCCAGGAGCGGAATCCATAACATATAGACAATTTGACCGTGTAGGTCAAATGAAGGTACTTGCAAGTTATGCGGATGATGCACCAAGATCTGACGTAATGGGACAAGAATTTACATCTCCAGTTAAAAGTTTAAGAGGATCATATGGATATAGCATTCAAGATCTAAGGAATGCTATGTTTGCTAATAGACCTTTAAAAACTCAAAAAGCTGAAGCTGCGAGAGAATCATATGAACAAGCTGTCAATGATTACGGCTGGTTTGCTGATGGTTCAGCAGCATATGCGGGATTAACAGGATTTTTATATAATGCAAACACTACTAAATCTCCAGCTCCTACTGGTACTTGGAGTACTGCTACTGCTGATCAGATTATAGCAGATGTAAATTTCGCAATTAATACACCTAAAACAATTACGAAAAAAACAGAAATCATTGATACTTGTGTAATGCCGGTAGACCAAATGTCACATATTGCAACTACACCAAGATCTACCACAAGTGATACAACTATCCTTGAATTTCTCCAGAGAGTGCATAAAAGGGTAACATTTGTAGATGCTAATGAATTATCAGATCTATCACCAGCTCCTTCTGGTGCAACAGGTCCAGTTGATGTAATGATAGCATATAGAAGAGATCCAAGTAGATTAGAGTTACAGATACCTCGACCTTTTGAGCAATTCTCACCACAAGAGAGAAATCTTGCATTTATAGTAAATACACACTGTCTCTTATACACATCTCCGAGCCCACGAGACCGTACTAGATCTCGTATGCCGTCTTCTGCTTGAAAAAAAAAA